TGCCGGCTGCGAAAGGCCCTTCGGGACCTCTGCTAGCAGCAAAACCCTTGAAAAAGGCCACCGCGACGCAGTGGAAGAAGCAAAATCTTAGCCAAAAGGCGAAACAGCAAGCAAAGAGGAGGTCGAAAGTCCCACAGAGACCTGCCGGTCCGAGTGTGTCAGCGACGGCCGCCTCGCCACCGAAACCCAGCCCTAAAGCAGCTGCTACCCCGCCACCTAAACCGGTTTCACCGGACGCGTGGGTTGGTTTCACAGTGTCATGGGATTGGATCGTAGGTCTGGTTGGAGGGAAAACTCCGCCAGGTCGACCGTCTACCAAGTCCATGGCGCTCACGAGTGTTAGGAACCGCGTTTCTGACATTCCACCGTTGCCCGTGAAGGCACCGAAGGCAAGCAAGCCGAGACCGGAGACTCAGCATGCTATGTGCGACCTAACCGGACATTACCAGAAGCAAGGCCTCGTTTATGGTACTAAGCCCGTTGAAGGTCAGCATCCCCTGCTCAACGCCGAGAAATCCATGGTTTTCCACTTAATGTGTAAGAAAATCAAGAAACTCAAAGGGAATGCACGTATTTGCGACGTTGGTGGAGCACGCCATCAGTGGACACGTACGCATTGGGGTGACGTCTTACACCCCCACGTCATGGCACCTCTGGTGTCGCCCGCAGACTTTTCGCGGAATAGTGAAAAAGATGTCGATTGTCGTTGCCTAGCCCAAGAGTGCCAACACATCGTCGGAAACAACATTGCCACGTTTTCACATACACTGTACTACTTCAAGCCCGAAGACGTGTATAACATCATCAAGCAAACAACCCTCGGAGTGGGCTTTGCTATAATTCACAAATTCCCGGAGGTCGCAGCGACCCTTCCCAATGATGAAGCTTCTTACCGGCGGGTGAGGAGTGATTCTGGAAAATTGGACCACGTTATTTTTTCTGCAAGAGGAAACCAACCATACCCATCTCACAGTGCACTAGACTGGATGAGCTCAGGCGAGTTTATCAGCTGTGACAACCGTCAGATGGTTTGGTCGGCTGTCCACCAGGAAGGAAGCACGTGGTTGTATGAATTCAGGATCAACCAAATCGGGCGCAAGCTTGTGCCGCATCGAGAACTGGCTTTCCGTGAAGTGGAGAGCCAAATCGAAGTGGCAGCAGGTAAGCATCCCTTTTTGCAACGCCACACCACTGCACTCGGTACTGTTTCTGAGAACATGCATAACTTCATCGTCCACTCCAACTCCGTTGGCGAGGAAGGCTATGCTACCGAGGTGCCCAAGATACTCGTGGAGGCCGGCAGGGTCTACATGCTTGAGCACGATCACACAGCCTCGTCCTTTCGGTCACTGACAGGAGTACTTATCAGACAATCGAAGGACATGCTTAGGAAGAAGGAAATATCTGAAACCAACTCAGACATTATTCGCACAGCAGC